AGGTTGTCTAAAAATTATTAAATTTACAACATGATATACTACGATTCAGCAGATATATATATAGAAAGTGCCACATCCACCAGAGATAAAATAATCCGCATCAAAGCGATTATTACGGCATTGGAAAACAGTGCTTTAAAAGCAGCTGCGAACGGAAATATTTCCGAATATTCACTGGATGATGGTCAGACAAAAATAAGAACGGCATATAGAAATCCAGCAGAAGTGGCAAATTCTATTACAGCTTTTGATACTATTTTGCAGCGGTACATTAATAAACTAAATCCACGAATCGTACGATTGGTAGATCATAAAAATTTCAGAAATGGCAGATAATATATTTACAAAAGCATGGAATTATGTCTTTCCGGAAAATAAACAGGAAAGAAAACCATCAAAACAGGTTTTTTCCGCCGGCGGAAATTACAATCAGTTTGCCATTTCATTTAATGGTGAAAAGAATTTAGGTGAAATAGGACCAATGCGCAATTATTCACTGGATTATGATGCATTAAGGATACGCAGCTTTCAGTCGTATCTGGAATCTGAAATTTCAAAAACTGTACTGGATAAATTTACACTTTGGAATGTTTCAAAAGGATTAAAATTGCAGGCAAATCCTGATAAAGTAGTGTTAAATTCTGAAGGAATCAGTATTAATCCGGAATTATTCAATTCCATTACAGAAGCGCGTTTTTCTGTTTGGGCTAAATCAAAATTATCCACGTATTCAGGCAATGACAATCTGCATGAAATAGCCAAAGAAGCATTTAAAAACTCAAAGATTGGTGGTGATGTTCTGGTTATACTTCGCCTGGTTAATAATATTGTAAATGTACAATTAATTGATGGCGCGCATGTGCAGTCACCATCTTACGGAACGGATTTTACACCGAACCGAACCGATAATGGAAATGTAATACGCCATGGAATTGAAATGTCACCAACCGGAAAACATGTTGCATACTGGGTTCGCATGGATACGTTGAAATATGAACGAATAGAAGCGGTAAATCCATCTACCGGACTGAAACAGGCTTTCCTGGTTTACGGAAGCAAATTCAGAATTAACAATCATCGTGGTATGCCGTTAATTGCGGTATGTCTGGAAACGGTGAAGAAATTAGAACGTTATAAAGAAGCAACCGTAGGAAGTGCAGAAGAACGTCAGAAAATTGCGTATCAGATTGTACACGATCAGCATTCTACCGGTGAAAGTCCGCTGGTATCTGCAATGGCTAAAGCAATGGATGCGGATGGTGATAGTGACCATCTTCCTAAAGATATAAATGCCACACAATTGGCAAATACAGTTGCCGCTACAACCAATAAGCAAACGTTTAACATGCCTATTGGTTCTGAATTGAAAGCACTGGAATCAAAAAATGAATTATTCTTTAAAGAGTTTTACGGCACCAATGCAGATATCATTTGTTCCGCAGTTGGCATTCCGCCAAATGTGGCATTTTCTATTTACAATGATAGTTTCAGCGCCAGCCGTGCAGCCACTAAAGACTGGGAACATACAATTGCTGTTAATCGCGATAATTTTTCCATGCAGTTTTATCAGGAAATTTATAATTTTTGGTTACACTTTGAAATCTTAAAAAACAAGATACAGGCACCCGGTTATTTGATATCATTTTATGCAGATAACTGGATGGCTGTGGAGGCTTATAGAAATGCACGTTTTACAGGTCCTATGTTCCCACATATTGATCCGTTAAAAGAAGTAAATGCGGAACGTGCTAAGTTAGGTGCGTTGTCAGAAAACATTCCGTTAACTACTGTAGAAGCTGCTACTGAAGCATTAAACAGCGGTGATTCAACATCTAACATGGAACAGTTTTCTGAAGAATTAAAGAAGTCGAAAATCTTCGATATTCAGCCTGTTAATGCATAGCATTATTTTTTCACGTACAAAATGTATGTAAAAAAAATATGATAATAAAAGTGGATATACTTTTGTTATCAAATGGCAAAAGAAATTTTACTATACGGTACCATTGATTCAATAAGTTCATCTGATTTCATTCGCGAATTCAATGACATTGATGAAAATGAAGGTATTGAAGTAAGAGTTAACACGCCTGGCGGTTCACCTGAATACGGATTTGGAATGGTTTCTAAATTCGCCGAATACAAAGGTGACAAAAAAGTAAAAGTAGATGGTAAGGCTCATTCAATGGGCTTGTTTTATTGTGTATATGCTGCAAAAGAAAATGTGGAAGCACTCGATGTTTCCGAATTTTTATTGCATCGTGCAGCTTATCCTGACTGGGTAGAACGCGATACAGAATATTTTAACGATGCAATGCGCACTAACCTTGAACGTATCAATAAATCACTTCGTACTGCTTTTGAAAATCGTGTGGATGTTCCTTTATTCGAACAGTTAACTGGTTGTAAAGTTAAAGATGTGTTTTCTATGGAAAGCAGATTGGATGTTACGTTCAGTGCGGCAGTAGCTAAAAAAATTGGTTTAATTTCAAAAATCATTCCTATCACACCTGCTAAATCAGCAGAAATAAATACTTACTTATCGGCAGTTGTATCAAAAACATATGATATAGCTGCTTTTAATACAATTCCGGTAGAAGAAAAAACAATCATTAAAAATTCAAATCAAAATAAAATGACATTAGAAGAATTTAAAGCACAGCATCCTGAAGCATATGCAGCAGCAGTTGCAGTAGGAGTTTCAAAAGAAAATGACCGTGTAAAATCAATCATGGTATTCAACCATCTTGATCCTGCAGGATGCAAATCGGCAATTGAATCCGGTAAAGATTTAACAGCTACACAAATGGCTGAATTTTCACTGAAGGCAATGTCACCGGAAGCATTAAAAGCGGCGGCAAAAACAGCGCCTGTAGATATTCAAACGAATGCTGAAGAAACACAGGAAAAATCAGCAGCTGAAACAAAAATAGCTGATTTCGCAGCGGAAGTAAAAGCCAATTTAGGTTTAGTAAAGTAATTTTTTAAAAAGAAAAAAATAAAGCATGTCAACTCAAGAAACAACATTGCAGAACGGAAATCAGTTAAACGTAAACACTGATTCAACCAAAATATTTGTCTGGAATAACAGATACGATTCAGCTGAATCTACCACTAATTCAGGTTATGATGATGTTACATGGCCAGCCGGTACATTGTTAGGAAAAGTTTCTGCAACAGGTTTAGTAAAACCATTGGCATCCGCTGCAGTAGATGGAAGCCAGTATCCAATTGGTATTTTAAAAGAAGATGCTGTAATTCCTGCCGGTGATTCATTGGTGCTTACATTCTGTGTGGCAGGTGATGTTGTAGAATCTAAAGTAGATTTAGCAGGATCTGATACAATGGATACTGTTATCAGTGGCAGAAGTATTCGCGACAGAATCGGTGCTGATACCGTTGGTATCAAACTGGTTGGACAGGATCAATTAACCGGAACAGACAACGAGTAAACAAAATTTTAAAATAAAACTTAAAACATAAAAATGGGTTCAATATCAACAAGCGAAGCACGCGGACTATACACCAAGATGATTGTGGATGTGTATAAAGAAAGAAATGTGCCACAATCTTTTTTGCGTTCTTTTTTCAAAGTAAAAGAATCTGCAACTAAACTGATTAGCGTTGAAGTTAAGCGCGGAACAGAAAAAATTGCAGTGGATGTTCAACGTGGAACTGAAGGAAACAGAAATGCATTCGGTTTGAGCACCGAACGTGTTATCCTGCCGCCATACTACCGCGAATATTTCGATGGTACAGATTTGGATTTGTATGACCGTTTATTTGGTACTTCCGGTGAAGTAGATGCAGCCATCTTTTCACAGTTCATGGATACTGTGGCTGAAAAATACGGTATGTTGCAGGATAAAATTGACCGCGCATACGAAAAACAATGTGCTGATGTATTTACAACCGGTGTGCTTACACTGGCTGATGGAAGCACAATTGATTTCAAAAGAAAAACAGCATCTATTATCGATGTAGCTGATATCAATGCCAACAGACGCTGGACAGACAGCACAAATTCTAAACCATACACGGATTTAGAAAATGGCGCAAAATTCCTGCGTGAAAAAGGTAAATCATCCGGTTCAGTAGTGAATGCTATCATGGGTGCAAAAGCACTGGCTGCATTCCTGGACAACACAAAAGTTCAAAGCCGTGCTGATATCAGAAATTTCAGTTTGGATATGATTTCTGCACCGCAGCGTAATTCAGTAGGTGCTTCTTATAATGGAAGTGTTTCTGCGGGCGCATATCGTGTAGATTTATGGTCATACCCGGAAATTTATGAAAATACATCAGGTGTAGCCACACCATTCATCGAAGAAGAAAAAGTAATTCTGTTGCCTGAAACACCACGTTTCACCATGGCATTCGCAGCAGTACCACGTTTACTGAACGATGGTGCGCAGCCGATGAAAGGACAATACGTGTTAGGTGACTACATCGATGAAAGAAATTCTGCACACATATTTGACATTAAGTCTGCAGGTGTAGCAGTACCGGTAGCTGTAGATCAAATATACACAATGAAAGTAGTTGCATAATTGCGCTGATAAATAATAATAAAAAAGGCGAATGTAACTATTCGCCTTTTTTTCTAAGTAGTAAGTATGGGTTTAATAGATCAGGCAAAAGAAGATATTGCACAGATTACATCCAACCTGGATGATTTCGGTGTAGAAATTAAACTAACAGCACCTGACGGTACTGATAAAACTATTACAGGGCTGCATACAAAAATTCATTTAGGTGTAAGTACAGAAGGAACGCTGGTGAATAGCCGGAAAGCGCATATTTCTTTCAGTGAAGTGAATATGACGGGTTATCCGCTGCGCAACAGCCGCGGTGAAGTGGATTTGAGAAACCATAATATGGAAGTAAAGGATTCTACCGGTATAACTAAAAAATATACTATTAGCCAATTCTTCCCGGATGAAACTATTGGACTAATTGTCTGTATCGTTGAAGATTACGAATAATGGCAAAGATAGAAACTATCATACAACCACAGAATTTTGAAATCATACGTGATAGGATCGGTGCTGTTCTATATACTGAAATAAAGAACCAGTTGCAGCTTTCCAATAACAATATTTTACAATGTGATGTTTTTGTGGAGCGCAATACACCGGTAGATAAAGTGGAGGTTCCAACCATTATTATATCACTGGCTAGTGGAAATTATGATAGTAAAAATCAAAGCAGTGTTCGTGGAACTTATGAATTCTTTGTGGATGTTTATACATCTGCCATTTCAAACAATGCAGCAGATGGTGCCGTCCGCGCAGCTTTCAGCCTGCAGCGTATTTTAGGTATTTGCCGTTATATTTTAGAGCATCCGGCATATAAGACGCTGGATTTTGCTAATCCATTGATATCGCACACCAGCGTAAAATCATTCAATATCCGTCAGCAGCAGGAAAATGATGCTATGAATACTGCTATGGGACGTCTGGCTTTCACGGTAGTGGCAAATGAAGACAATGGCTTCCAGTGTGCCTGTGACCTGGCAGATTATTACAGCAGCGTGAAGATTGATACATCAAATCAGGGATTTGTATACTTAACCGAACAAACAGCATAAAATGGCATGTCAGGAAGGTAGAATAGAATGTGTAAAAGGAAACAGCATCGATGGCATTGATGTGGAACTGCTGATCAATGATCAGCCGGAAAGCCTTGCATATACAGACATTGAAGCAGTATTCACATATGAACCGCAGCTTACTATTAGCACGTATAAAGAAACATTACCGGCATCCAAAACATTTACCATTGACACCGGAATTACGGATGTGATAGAAGCGGAAGGAAAATATACTATTTTAAAAAACACAGTATTAGACTGGGAAAAAGGAAAATGGAATTTTGCAGTTACCTATACTTTTCCAAATGACAGGATTAAAACATGGACATTTGGCACACTATGGATAATATAGTTTCAAATATAACGACAAACAATTTTTCAATCAAAAGTTTTATAACTGAAGGATTGAGAACTGTTACTGTGGATGGTACTACCATTACCGGCAACGGAACACCAACGGATCCATTAGTTTCTTCTAATGATACCGTTGGCATCCAAAGCATAGTAGCGGGTACAAATATTATCGTTAATGATACCGATCCACTAAATCCAATAGTTTCTGCCAGTGGCGGCGGTGCAGTAGATTCTGTAAACGGTCAAACGGGTGTTGTTGTTTTAAATACTTCAAATGTACCAGATACATTTAATAAACGTTATGTTACCGATGCACAACTTACTTTAATCGGTTTAACTGCAAGTAAGGAAGATGTAGCCAATAAAAGTACAAGTGTAGTTACAGACCAAGCCAGTAATACTAAATATCCAAGTGTAAAAGCAGTTTACGATTGGGTAATTTCTTTGGGATATATTACAGTTTCAGCGTTAACAGGGTATGCTACTCAAACATGGGTAACAAGTCAAGGTTATATAACAAACGTCATTACTGCATTAGGCTACACACCTGCAAATAAAGCTGGCGATACTTTTACAGGTGCAATTTCAGCTACTAATTTAAGCGGAACAAACACAGGTGATAACGCTGCAAACACGACATCTAATTCGTATGCAGACGGCAAAGTAAGTGATACTGCTTATAATGCAACTTCTTGGGATGCAGTTACAGGTATTGCACCTTCTAAAAATGCAGTTCGTGACAAGATAGAAGCGATGGATACTGCTATTGCCTTGAATACGGCAAAGGTAACTAATGCTACACACACAGGAGAGGTTACTGGTGCAACCGCACTGACAGTAGATAAAACGGCAATCACAAATAAGACGGCAGTAACGCTTGACGGTGCTGATTACGTTTTATTTTCAGATACTTCGGATTCAGGTAATCTTAAAAAGGGATTAGTTTCTGATTTGGGTGGATTTGATGATGGGGATTTTGTTTTAGTAGCATCTTTTAAATCACTATATAATTTTTAATATTATGCCAAACGTAAAAATAAATCAAGCGAACTACGATAACAAGCTGAATGACT